ACTCCAATGCAGGAGTATATGACTGCAGGTTATCGTGCCGAATTGATGATGGGTCTACTGCAATCTACTCCACGTATTGGTGTCAAACCCGACAAGGTAGATTTTGAAATGATCATGGATGGTGAAGCTGCCATATTTGTGTTAGACAGCAAATTTGATCCTTCAAAGGATATCTATCCAATGCCAATACCCACTGGTAATCCCACATTCATGGACAATACACTACAGCGTATGCAACAGGATCAAATGGCCATGGTTGGTATGACCACACCACAGGATGTGTTCAATCCCGAAGTAATGGATGCCGGTAACTCCGGAGCCAAATTAAACCTGGCTCTAAGTCCAAATCAGATCATACAGGACAACACAGTTAAGAACTGTGCCGAAGGCCTAAAAGACGCTATTTGGTTAGTCTGGAGAACTTTGGTAGCACATGCTGATGATTATGGTGTTAAGAAATTGGCACAAGAATTCAATCACGAAAAACGACCTGTGTTTTTAGATGGCGAAAACTTTTCAGATATGAATTTTAATGAACGCAAGACCATACACGTAGATCTAGCCTTGGGCATGAAGTCCGAAGAAAACAGCCTACAGCGCCTGCAGATTATCAAACAGGCACAGACTGGACTTACACAAGAAGTTACAGCTGGTGTAGCTTCAGGCGCACTGACTCCAGCTTCGTTTGCCAAAATACGCAAACCCTATGAAGACATGCTGTATGTGTTAGGTGTCAAAGACTGTGATACCTATTTGCCAACTGCGCAAGAAGTCATGGACATGGTCAAACAGGCACAACAGGCCAAAGCTTCAGCACAGCCAAGCCCAGATGATCAGAAGAAGATTGCCGGAGCTAAATTGGATGAAGCACGTGCGCAACAAATTCAGGCAGATGTGTCAGGTAACACAGCCAGCAAACAGCTAGAAGGTTATGCCTTAATGGCCGAACATAAGGCACGTGCCTACGGACCATAAATAAATTTATAGTCAAGGAACTGAAATGATAGAAGCAGATGTAGTAGATGCGTTTAATCGCCGCATGACCACAGACCTTAACAGTATCAAGACAATGACGCCAGCACAGCTGGATCGTGTTAAGGAATTAGGTAGTCAGGCCGAAAACCTATTAAGAAACAAAGATTTTGCTTTCTTTGTTCACACATTTAAGTTTGAACGTATGGATGTAATCAGTGCAATATCTGATCATACTACAGACAGCAATGCCGAAAGAATTGCCATCAGCAATCAACTCAGCGGCATAGATGAATTTATTAAATCGCTTAAACGTGCGATTTACTTTAGGAACAAAGTGGTTCAACAACAAACAGGTCAAACTGAAAATGTTGAACAATAATTGTTATGTTTATAAATGGACTCATATTCCCACATTGATGTGGTATGTGGGCAGTAGGACAGCAAAGAACTGTAGTCCAGATGATGGATATATTTGTTCCAGTAAAGTAGTTGAGCCACTCGTTAAGGCCAACCCAGATGAATGGGAAAGAACTATAGTAGCAACTGGAACAGCAGAAGAAATGCTAGATTTAGAATTTAATATTCTTGATGTATCGAATGCTATTATGGATAAAAGATCCTATAACATGGCAAATGGTAATGTGTCAGGAATAGTTGGTAAGTTTAAAACAGACCAACACAAAGAAAGTTTAAGGCAAGCGAATCTTGGTAAGCAACATACACCAGAATCTAAAGCCAAAATGAGAATTAAACGATTAGAGAAACATACGTTTGGTTGGAAATGGTCAGAAGAATCCCGACAAAAATTTAAAGGTCGGAAACAACCAAGATGTAGTTGCATTGATTGTAAAAAAGAATTTAGTGTGCAACTTTTTTATAAGTTGCATAAAGAATGTAGTCGGTAACCCGTAAGGGCCCGCAGTTTAACCAAAAGGAGATACTATGGAAAACATAGTCACCGACACACCTAATCTCGTAGCCGAGACGGTCCCTGTCAAAGAAGCCAGTGTAGGTTTAGATGCAATAGCAGCAAAAATGGCCGCCATGCGTAACCAAGTAACCGCTACTATACCCCCTGGGACGGGTTCTGATGCCGAGGCAAAAGCAGAAGCCCCCGTGGCACCACCCGGTCAAGCAGTCGACGACGACAGCGATACCAATTTTTATGAGCCAGAAGTTGCAGAACCAGAAGCAGAGTATGCAGACAGCAACGATGATCAGGATGCCCAGGCCGAGCCTGTAAGCACTGCGAATTCGTCCAATGCAGAAATTATTGATTTCTTAGAATTTGCCGAACAGCATCCAAATGCCAAGTTCAAATTCAAGCGTAATGGCAAAGAAATCGAAATTGATGCAAAGAAAGCTGCCAGTATTCTAGGCCAAGGTGCAGCAATAAGTGAAGATGCTAGACAGTTAAAGATACAGCGTGCCGAGTTCGATGAATATTTGTCAACGAAACGAGCCGAAACAGATGGTCTTTTATTGGCTATGGAGTTTACTGTAAGACCTCAGTTACAAAAGGCTTACGATGAAATTATAAAAACGCAAGGATATCAAAATACCTTTGCACAACAGTTGGCTGCCACAGGCGATCCTGCACAACGGGCTCGATTACAGGCAAGTATGCAACAGAACGAACGCTACATTGCACAACAATCAGCGTTGGTTAATACTTTAAAGCCCAACATAGATCAATTTTATGATATTCGTCGTCAGCAGGTCTCGGGAGTGCTTGAAAATAATCGTCGAAATTTTCAAGACAAAGAACTACGTAATAGTGCAATCTATAACGAAGTGCGAGAAAAAGTAGCCAAGGATTGGACAGGAGCCCGAAGCCAATTGGTGCCTGGAGTTGATAATATCGACTTGATTTCCAGTGATGAACACATATTAAGTTTGTTACGAGATGGATTAAAGTATAGAGATCGACCACGAGCACGTGCAGCCGGCAACAGTATTGCTGCCTTAACCACAAAAAGAACAGCTGGATCACTCACTAACGGTCGCGGTCAGGATGATGTCAGCAAACTTCGCGAACAAGCCAGGAGCGGCGATAAAAAAGCCGCAGATAATCTACTAGTTGCACAACTGTCAGCTCTAAGAGCGGCACGTAACAGTAGATAAAAAACGCCAATTTAAAGGAGAAATATTATGGCAGCTCAAGGTTATAACTCAACCGCAGTCATTGGCAACGGCACAGGATCATATCAAACTGATATCGTTGTTAAGGATTTAGATTTAGACGTATCAAACCGCGTTAAGGATGACACACCTGTATTAAACATGTGTATGGCTAAAAAGCGTAAAGTTGTTAGCACTTTACCTCTATGGACTAACGACGTATATCGTTTACCACAGATTCAGGCTAACCAAGAAGGTCAAGCAGTTAGCTCTGCTCTAGTTGAATCACAATCACGTGCTAACTTGGGTAACTATACTCAGATTTTCAGCACAGTAGTTGGTGCAACAGGAACAGCACGTGCTGTTGAACAATCTGGTGGAGATCCACAGGCCTATCAAGAAGTCAAGCAGTTAATCGAATTAATGTTTGACGTTGAAGCACAGATCGTTCGTAACGACCAAATCGGAACAAAATATTCTGGTCAAGCTGGTTCAGCAGTGGGTTTTGCTGGTAACGTAGTTGGAACAACTACAAACATTAACACAGGCACCTTAACAGGTAATGCTGGTGTTGCTGGTTATACATTCGTTTCTAACGTAACTGGTAACCAAGGTGGTAACGTTCAGTATGTTTCATACTCCAGCGTAACTGCTCCATCAAGCACACCTCCAGTGGTTCCTGTCAGCGGTTCAACAACCACATACGGTCCACAAACTGGTCGTCGTATGGGTAGTTTGAATGCATTTGCTGGCACACACAGCTTTAACCCAAGTAATGCAAGTCCATTCTATACAGTGTATAACAGCGAAACAGCTGATACACCAGTAGTTGGTGCAGCAAACGTATTAACAATCGGTGGTTCTGTTGCTTCAACTCTAGCAACTCCTACTAACAATGGTGAATACCTAGGTTCAAGTTTCTATTCTTATACATCAAGCCTACAGCAATTTGCTCCTAGCTTGTATAAGCAATTGGTAACTACAGCTGAGCAACGTTTCAATGCGAAAATCCGCACTATCGTTTGCCCAACAAGCCTAAGAACACACCTAAGTGATACAATGCCAACATCAAGAAGTATCAACCGTGTAAATTCAGAGCGTGGCGACACTATTGCTACATATGAAGGCGACTTTAACTACACATATGAGATTTTTGATAGCTGGATCATGGATCAAGTTGGTGTAGGTAATCAGATCTACTTCTTGAATGAAGAAGTTCTACAATGGGGTAGTTTGCGTGATCTAGGTCCTAACAATGAAGTGTTTAGTAATGCAGACGCATCACTAGATCAGTTCATCTTAGAAGGAACTTTGATCGTGCGTAACCCAGCTGGTGTTGCAGTTTTACACGATATTAGCCCATTAGGCTCATATGTTGGTGTAAACCCAAGCACTGGTGCTTCAGGTTCATTGCGTTCAACAACTTATGTTCAACGTTTGAATGCCTGGGACAACAACAGCTTCTGATTTTAACTATTAGAATCTGGAACAAGGCCCTTCGGGGCCTTTTTCTTTACAGGTAAATACTTGTATGAATAATTTTAACTCCTCTGACGAATTTGCAAATTACCAAGATAAAAGCTATCTAGATGGGCCTGATCCCGAGTTTGATGAAGATGCTCATCGTTGGGATCGAGGTGGTCTAGCTACCACAGAAAATGGTGTTGCTGATCGACTGTTGCAAAATGATCGATTATACAACACACTTAAAAACGATTGGACTAGAACTGATTTTAATCTAAGTCGTAATATAAAAGTTACCACAGGTCGAGACCATGGCAAAACTTTTATGACACGCGAACAATTTAATATTCCGGCTATACAACAACACTGTAAAGAATATCGTGCCAAAGCCGAAGCTGGTTGGTTAGATCCACTGGCACCTTTAACGCCCGATGGCACACTCAGTTATAAATGGATGGAATTACCAGAAGTTATAGCATTTGAAATATCAAATCGATATTTTGGTGGCATGCCTTGGGCAGCTATCAAACGCGATCGCACACTGAAAGCACAGTTCTATCGTGTGGTGGAACGAGAATATAATGCTTTTGTCTGTTACCCAAATGGCCGATTGCCAATACCAGTTGATGTGCCATATCCAGCACCCGTAGATAGTCAAAAATTTTTTAGTGGTGCTACTTTTGTAGGAAAAACCTAATGTCAACCCAAATCTCCGACGCTAATAGTTTAGTAAGTTATGTAGAAGCCTTTACAGGTTCCAGTAACGACACCGAAATTAAACAGTGTATCTATCTTGCTGAATTTATGATGCGTAATATTGAATTACCTGCCCTAAGAACCAATCCATATACCACATTCGGCACAGCCAACGCCAGTGGATACGTGCCTATTCCGGCCGATATGAATAGACCTATTTTGTTTTTTAATCAAGGTCCGGGTGCAACTGCCAATGGTGCAACTGGTTCGGGTCCTTGGATTGTCTATGATCGTATTGGTGATCGTGATATTATTACAGATCAAATGGTTGAAAATCTATATCTTAAACCAATTAACATTCCACAGGTCTATCGTGGCAAGTTTGGTGAAGTTGGAGAATTTTATGAATTCCTACCAGGCCTTACACAAGGTGATCAAATCAACATGTATTATTATACCACTTGGCCATTGTTGTTCAGCCTAGAAGCTGACAACGTAACCCCAGTATTAAACAATGTGGTGTTGCAGTCATGGCCAGAAGGTTATGTTTATGGCACACTACACAACTACTATCTCAAACGTAAAATGCCAGATGATGCTGCCTATTGGTTGCAGAAATTTAATCTTGGTTGGGACACAGTTGAAGATCAAAACAACAAAGGAAAATGGCAAGGTGGCCATACCAGATTGACTTCTATCTTCCAACCGCGTAAAGATAGACGCTACACCACAAGATAAGGACTAATCAATGCCATCATTATACGGCTTCTCAGGCAACAGCAGTAATATTTCAGTAAACAATACCACTGGTCTATATCAGCTGTCTAGCAATGTTAATATTTTTAATTCAGCACAGACTTTATATAATTTATTAGCCAATTCAGCCAGCATTGGATTTGAACTGGTCAATGTCAATCAAGACGTTACTGCTGTGGTATTACCATCAGGTGTTGCAGCCGGCACCTATGGCGATGGCACAGACATTCCGGTAATCACAGTAGGTGCAGATGGTCGTATTACCACAATCACCACAGTAACCGGCACTGGCAGTTATGGTAATGCCAATGTGATTGCCTATCTGACCACAGCCACAATCAATACCACTGGTAATATACAGGCCACAAACCTAATCAGTAATCATTTCTTATTTGCCAATGGTCAAAGTATTTTTACTGGTATTTCTGGCACCTACAGTAATACCAATGTAGCAGCTTATATATCATCTAATACCGATCCAACTATCAGCAACCTAAATGCCAATATTGGTCAGCAACAGGCACAGATTGACACTTTAAACAGCGAAGTAACCACTATCAATGCCAATGTTAGTGCTGCCAATGCGGCCATAGTCACTGCCAACACAATACAGAGCAATCAGATCAACAGTATCAATGCCAACCTAGGCAGTTTTGAAACAGTGACTAACCTTGCTTTATCTAACCTACAGGCCAATACCTACAGCAATGCCAATGTGTCGGCCTTTTTGCCAAACTATAATGGTTCTATCGGATCAAATAATGCCTACATTAATATATCTAGTTCAACTTCAGCACCAGGTAATGTTTACATATATGCAGATACTTTAGGGTCTTTTAATCCTGAAATAACAATTTTGGCCAATAATGCATATGGAGGTGGTGGCAGACAGGCATTACTAACTCTTGGGACCAGCACTGGAAGCAGCACAATTCAGGACAATTCATACATACAATTTCAAGCTGGTAGTAATGGATATATGAATTTTATAGGTGCAGGCGGCGGCGTTAATTTTTATACTGGCAATGTTACAATATCTAGAAATACTGGCTACAATAGTGTTTTAAGTGCTCGATTACCTATAGGATATCTTACAGTTGATAATGATATTAATACTACCTATGGTAGTATTTTATCAGCTAGTGGTCTATATACCACAACTGGTGTATTCTGGAAAGGAAATGGACAACCATACGGTTCAGGTTCAGGTTCGGGTGTTACACAAATTGTTGCTGGTTCAGGTATCAGCATCAGTCCCGGTGGCGGCACTGGAGTAGTGACTATTACCAACACCGGCGGTGGTAATAGTTATGGTGACAGTAATGTCGCTACCTTACTCAGCAGTTTCGGATCAAATTCTATTGCTACCAGTGGCAATATTGTTGGCAGTTTAATTACAGCCAATAATTTTATCAGTAATGTCACTACCACAGTCAGCAGTGCCAGCAATATCACACTCACAGCACAATCAAACAGTAATCAGATAGTTTCAGCTGGTTCAGGCAATCAGGGATTTATACTGCCAGATGCCACAGGTTTAACACCTGGCCTACAATTTTTATTCAACAATAACAGTGCCGGCACAATCAACGTATATTACAGCACCGGTGCTTTGTTAGGACAAATTGCTCCAGGAGCATTGATCTTATTTGAGCTATTAGCCAATGGCACTGCCAATGGCACCTGGGATCGTCATGGTT